TGTCCGTCTTTGACCCTGAGACAATCGTAGTACCTGGGTCATGGAGATTCAACCTAAAATTGGTAGTCTTGGACTGTGCAAACCCATGCGTTACGCATGATGCGTAAAGTAAAATAAGAGTTAATGTTATTTTCATTCTCAACCCCATGATGTGCCACCATCCCAAGCGTCCTCATCCCAGACACCGACGTTGGTTATTGTTACAAGTTCTGCCGCCCTCTTACTTCTCGGACGCAGTTCACCATAAATCTCAATCGAGTCTATCTGCAAAACATCCCCACCCATGACTTCCGGCGAGGAATTGTTGTTGTAGATGTACCTCCACTCGAATCCAATCTTGGAATCGCCGACAACAGAGAATACATATACCCTGTCCAAAGAACTGTCTGGGTTGTACGAACGAAGCAAAGCCCTGTCTTTGTATAACGCTATACTTAATGTCCCAGTCGTATCTTCATCGAAAGTCCGGTTAAAGACTATCTTGGACAAACACATATCCTTGTTGTGACCGAAGTTAAAGTACCAACTGTCAAGGTAACTCTTTATCTCCGTATCGTCATCTGTGTAATAGAAACCGCCCGTAGTCGGGTTCTGAAATTGTCTTAGACCAGTGTTGCCCGGAGTACCCAAAGCCAAGACCGTACCATTGTTCAGCTTAACGGGGAACTTGAACCATTCAGTCGAAGTCAATCCAGATGTCTGCTTATAGGCCGCCTGTGTCCATCCGCCTCTGTCCAAGATGTACTGCGAACCTTCTTCACCGAAAGTCCACATGATATAATCTTGGGGCAACCAAATCACCACGACGTTCTCTTTCTGAGTGTTTGTCAGGACTTCTCGATAGGTATGTAACCAGTCTCGCTTGTCCTCGCGTTCGATCAGTGGTTGTAGTCGCCCCAAACGGTAAGAATAGCAATCATCGTATCCTGCAAAGAATATCTCCTCTTGGTTGGAAACCGAACATCCGTGAAAAGTGGAACATCCGATTCTGTGATCGACGATTCTATTTATATGTTCTGGGATTAAATCCTGTGTTACTGTGTTTCTTACCGATACAATGCCTAAATTCTTCAAGACCAAAAACTCATCAAACCCCATCGGCACTACTGCGTTGATACGTGAACCAATGTCCGGCTCACACCTTAGACGATAAAATCCCTGTTCATTCGGAAACACTCTACGGGCAGTTATGCCTGAGTTAATGGCAGCGTTCTGACCTATTGGGTTTGTGAATAGGTTTTGCTTGTCTGCTTGGGCTTCTGAGGTGACATAGACGTTATAGAGATAATGTCTGCCTCCAACCACCTTACGCCCCGAATAAGCATACGAAGTATCAGATTGGATTTCAGCCATGCCTGAATCTGTTTCATAGGTATTCCCCTTCTCGTCCCACATTTCTTGGGTTAAGCTGAAAATAAAAGCATACTCTCCCGCGCTGTAACTCCACACCCCACTGCCTGAAAATACGTTCTGAGATTCAGTTGTGAGTGAAATTGACCCAACAGACCAATACGGTGTCTGTCTGCCAGAGTCCCTTGTATCTCCTACGTCCTGAGCTAGATAGATCGCGAAGCCCTGCACGGTTTTGTTCAGTGTCCCAGCTTGGATGCGAACTTCTACGGCAATGGTATTGGTGTCGTCTGCCTGTATGTAGTTTTCCAACCACTGCGAAACAGTGGTATAGTCAGCCGGAGTCTCGTACTTCTGCAACTCACCAATAGTCCCATCGTCATAGATAGCGGCTATCCCAACCCAATATGTATTCCCAGAATCACCGGCTTCAAGGGCGGTTGAGCCAGAGCCAGTCCCAGCAGTCCCCAAATCTTCTACTATATCATACCCCTTGCATCGTTCCTCAGATACATACGTTCCGTCAATCGTGAACGTCTCAGCCAACCCAGGGAAGAACGTCTTGTTCATCCTCGGATAGATGATTGACCCCTTCAAGCTATTGTTTGCGTCTGGGTCAACTCCTTGCCCACCTGAGAAATGGATGATGCTATTGTCTGCTACCGCACATGGAGGGTCACTTAATGTAACATTGTAAACTGGGTTGAACGTGTGGTTGTCGTGGTAGTTCCGGTAAAACGCATATGTGTGAATGTTCGACCAATTCAATCCAGTCGGGCTTATATCATCGGCAACCGTAAAAGTTGCCACAATGTTTCCGCCACCAGAATCAACAGCAGAGAAATCTGTAACCACCGTCGAAGTCCCAGTGGTATCATTGTATATCTTCCATCCATTGTAATAGTCTGCTGTCTGTGAACCGTATGGAGCGAATAGTTGCCAGTTCTGAAACCCGAATGAATGTGTCGTGACCTGAGCGTAGGTTGGAATAAATCCAGGCGTTAATGACTCAGCTAACGCCATTGACCCAGTGACTTTCGTTGACCCCCTCCAATACGGGAACATCCACACTTGAGGAATAGAGGCCATGCACAGAATGTGAACATCCGTCTTTTCTGGGTTCTCAATCTGGCATATCATCGGTACATCCAACGATGACGCATCCAAAGACACACCATTAACCACAGGCCACGTTATTCCTGTGTACTCAGCATACCCCCTCCTGACCCTAAGACCGTCAGTTAAGGTGTTTGAGTAGTTCAGGATCGTCTTGAAGTCGGACGGACTTCTTTTGCGAGATAGCCGAATCTCATCAGCTAACTGAAAATTAGTCACCGTCACCAATGGACTCTCTTTACCCATGCGGTAACTTCTCCATAGCCATAGCCATAAATCTGTTTCCCTTTTCTACCATTGTCGGGTCTGGGTCTGCAATAGCACTCACCGAATCAAACGAAGCCCTTGCCGCAGCGTACAGTGTCAGGAAATCATTCCACCTTGCATCTATCGCAATGTCTGGCGCGGTATTAACAGAAACATCTGAACCTGTGGTTGAATCAGTCCTCTGCACACCGAAATACAGGAACGTCGCTGACTCTCCGTTTGAGATTGTCATTACACTTGCAACTCTCTTGTAAAAGTAAATCTTCCCGCCCGAAATCGTATATCCGTAATTTAAGTACGGGTCTAAGTCTTGGTCTAGCTTAGATTTGGTTGAAACATACTGCGCGTCAATATTACTAAATGTTAATTTAGACGGGCAGATGAAATTCTTTGGTACTGACGCACCCGAACTTGAAGTTGTGATCGTGGCGCTGACCATAGCACCCTGTAATGCTTCTGTGGCTTTCTCATAACCAAGCCTATTGGTTAGGGTTAAAACCAACTCTCTCTCGGCTTCTGCGACGTACTTATTCCTCTTAACTCCTGTGTAGATTACACCGTCTAACGCTGCGGCTAAACCATTGTCAGCGTCATAAACGGCATCCTCTAAGAGTAGAGATAGGTTTATGTTAATCTGGTTTGCAACAGGAGTAGTGTCAGGCATTAGAACCAACTCCCCCTTATCGTCGGAATTTGATTATTCCTGATTATGTTCATTACCCCATCCTGACGGGCTTGATTATCAAACTCTTTCATCAGAGCGTAATGTCCGGCTAAATCTTTCTGAATCTTCACCCAGTGAGCGTCGAGATAGATAATCAGATTATGCTGGAACTCGGTCGGGACACTCAAATCACTTGCGAACGAAGCTAGTACGGCTGGCTTCTTAATGTATGGAACGGACGGGGTACACGCTCCGGCTGACCAAACATAGAGCGTCCCATTCCAGATTGAGTAATGAGTCAACGCTGAAAAGTCCATCAGATTAGCGTCTGGGTAATCAATCTTCCCCAGAGGCAAATCAGACGAATCAGAAACATCCCGTTTAACTCTATTGGGAAATTCCCTTAAGAAATCACTCGGTAGGGCGATGTTCCCAGACGAGGTGATAGTTGGAGTCCAGACACCGCGCAGCACTTCGCTTTTATCGAAGTAGCGGAGTTGCCCCTGATTTAACCATCTCAAGGGCAACCCACTACGGATTACTAGCTGCTGCTTGTCCTCATCACCCGCCGCCCACTCGTTTACTATATCTTGGGCAGTGGCCATCTTCTAATCTTGATACTGACGGTTGAAGACGTACTCAACAGTAGGCGTGGTAACGCCATTAGCAGAAGCCGCATAAGTGATGAAGAACCTGTACTCATCACAAAGCGGTGCCAATGTCACCGTCGCTATCTTGAGTGTATCGTTTGTTATCGAAACGACTGTGGTGATAATCGTATCTCCCGCGACAGGAGCAAGCATTACTCCGTTGACCACCCTTCGCACACGAACACTGGTAAGACTCATAGAGTCCTTCGCCCGAAGTGCAAACGATAGTCCAGCCAGACCCGGCTCGCGTATGAAGCGAAGCGTGTCCACCTGAGAGTTAGCATACGTTACAACAACTGATGTCTGAGGACTTCCCGCTCTAAGAGGAACAGAGAGATAGTTCCCCGCGCCGATAAAGAGAAACACGGTCGCAAGGAGCATCAGCCCCGACACAGCCTTAAAGATTACTTTTTTCATTTTCTGATCCTTTCTTTTTCTTGGCTTCGGCCTTCCTATCCACAATATGGGGCGCGACGATAGCTTCTTCCTTCTTGACTTCTACCAGTTCCAGGAACTTGTAGTTGTCCAAAAGGTGCTGAGGCCAATTAGGATGATGAACCTTCACTTTCCCGAAATGGTCAACGAAGGTAACCTCCTTTTCAACCTCAAGCGTGAAATTGTTCTCCTTTGCAAAGTGGAGGACTTTAGCTTTACCGACAGGCAGCGACAAAGTAGCTACCCATTCCCCCGCGTTACATTTAATGACAGCACTGATCTTTTCCATGACTTTTTCCTTTTATTGTTGTGGGATCACAAGGAAGCAGTTTTTGAACTTTAGTCCCGCGGTGCGGTCAAAGTCCAATTCCTCCAAGTGTTCCCATTCTTGTTTAGGAACAGTCACTTTCAAGCTGTTGTCAATGGTGAACTCTCTCACGAACTTACCATACTGCATACCATAATCACCTCCGGTAGCTGGACGATAAGTGTATTGAGTCGGCCCGATTTTGCTTCTAAGAATGACTGTTTCCATTAGAGTACGGTTGAATTAACAATTTGAAGCAGTGACTGGTTGATGTCGATAGTCCCACCTTCGTTCTTCCAATCTGCCCGCTTCGTTCCGAAAATCTCATCAACTGCACGACCGATGATATTTCCGTAGTCGTTCTCGCTTCGGATGCGTTCTGCCATTGAGTACATACCGTCAGCCCAAACGACAGCGTTCGCACCTAAGAAGTACGTCGCGTGAAGATCGGTTGAAGCAAGACCACCACCGATTCCGGTATAAGCGGCTTCCGTGATTACATCGTTGGAAACCGTCAGACCAGCCGGATTGTTCCCGCCAAGAATGGTGCGAATCTTGTCATAGGTAAAGATGATGCAGTTACCGTAGATAAGACCATCGCCGTACTTGAACAGTGGATTATCGACGCTACGTTCGCGGGCGTGTTGAACCGCAGAGCGGAATGTCGCATCTTGGTAGAGAGCCAGTTTCGCCTTCGGTGAAATGAGGGCGACCCAGTACGAATCTCCGCCAACCGAGATGGGATCGAACTCTGCCTGACGGCAGTACGCTTCGCCGATTTCAAATGTAACCGGCTTCACGTTGTCCGTTCCCGCGCCCAACATATTCGCAATCGTGCGAGATGTGGTCATCGTGGTATCATTACCGTAGAGGGTATTGATAACCGCCGTAGGGGCGAGGTTGGTGTGTCCGTACTTACGGAGCAGGTGATGTCCGAAGCCGTAGTGCATCGCATAAAGAATGGATGTGTCTTTCTGTTGGGCTGACCAGTCAGAAAGCAGAGACACTTCCGTCTGTTCAAAGGGTTCATACGGATTACGCTGAGAGTTGATCCCACCGTTTGTACGAACACCCTGCCGGAACTGTTCGACCTTCACCAACTGATTGTCCAAATCCCATCCTACTTCGCTGTCCACCAACTGAGTCCCGCCAGTCGTACCAGTCGAGATAGCAAAAGACAGGTTCTTACGAAGTCCCATCTTAATCGTATCGCCAGGTTGCGCGGTGAGGTCAGTCTTACGAACTACCGGAAGTCCGGGAGCCGTTTGAGCAAAGTCGCCTTCGCTGTAAACGTCTGCACCGATCATTCCATGCGACTGAAAGAAAGTCTTTTTCTGGACTTCCTTGTGGTATCTCCGGTCAACAACAACATTAACCAGAGACTTGATATTGCTTGCGCTTGCCGACCCAAACTGACTGTCTACGAAAGTAAAGGGGGTAGACGCATAAGATATTGCCATAATTTACTCCTTTCGGAGCTTACCTACTGCTGACGTTGAAGTTGGGCTGTCCCGTCCCAAAAGAACTTCTTTAGTTCAGGACTCCAAGTTGATTCAATGTTGGGATTTTGATTGTAGGCTTGCGCCATCTTCTCCCAGCTTAACTGAATCGCTCCTTGACCCGTACTTGCCGCGCCCCTCATAGGACTCGCCCCATTTTGAGGTTTCCTGATTTCATTGAATGTTTGATTGATCGCGTTACGGGCAACATTTTGAACTTGGCTTGGCATCGTCATCAGCTTATGTCCTGCGTCTAAGTTCCACTCGGCTATCCCGTTCATCCGGTTAAATGCCTTTACTGAATTGACATCTACCCCAGGATGAGAGTTAGTCCACTGCATCTCAGCCGCGCCAGCAAGCATCTGTTGAATCTGTGCCTGATTCTGGCGGTTGGCTTCTTGGATGAGGAACTTATTTTGCTGTTCCATCTTCCATTCAAGATACTCGACAGGGTTTGTAGCCTTGTCGGGTGCTTGAACTTGCGGTTGGAACTGTTGCATGAACTGCGCCTGTTGCGCTTGAAGCTGTTGCATCTGCTGTTGGAGGGCTAGGTTTTGAGAATATACCCTGTCCTTCTCCGACTGTATCTGCCTAAACCGTTCATCTGTTGCACTCTGAGTATCAACACCTTGCGAGGCATTGGGGTCAGCGGATGGTAAGCCACCTTGACCTTGCTGTTCCGTAGCGGATGGTTCAACTACAAAGGGTAAAATGTTCGGATCGACAGACGTAGCGGATGCGGGCTGAGCAGCACCTTGCCCAACTTGGGCAGCCGATGCAACGTCAGTAACCGTACCTTGCGTGTCTAAATCCATGACTGTTTCCTTAGATTATTGAATTGTGAGTTAGTTTACTTCTTTACGATTCCCTAAATTGCCTGACCTCAATTTGTATGTTGGGATCATTTTTAAATTTGGATAAAACTTCTTCTGCATAAGCCATCGCAACACCCTTTGATGGGGTAGCAAAGATTTCTTCCTTGCTTAAACGATGCCAACCATCCAAATGTCTGTCGTTTGTAACATCCTCAATCCATACACCATAATAAACCACCGTTTTTTCAACATCAGTGATTGGTTTATTTGTTTTACTGCCGAATATGTTAAACCACCCCATAAATGCTCCTATCCGAAATTCTGTCCACCCACCATAGACCTCATCCCGGCTTGAGATTGGGACGCTCCTGTCTGGGCGTTCTTTTTCTGATTTGAACTTTTCTTCATCTTCGCTCCGGCTTGACCCATAGCCACCTTAGACTCTGTGGGGATCAATTTTTGCGTCATCTCCAACTGAGACTGTAAGCCTTCGATTATCATTTGCTGTTGTCTGATGATGTCGTTCCTTGCCTCCTCGTTTGAAGCTATCGCACTGTCAACGTCCTTAATCGGGGCGTTCTGGATTCGGTATGAATCTGTAAATGGAACGTTCAGAGACACCAAAGACTCAACCGCGTTAAAGGATTGCTGTTTGTTGAAGTCACTCAAAGCTGAATCCGTAATCTCAACGTCGTAATGGGCGACATCGACATTTAGGGGAAGCTGTAACGGGGGTTGTAATGGAATCCCCTTCACTGGGTCAATCTTGCCAATCACAATCTTGAAGAAATTCTCGTCCCCAACAATCCTCTGCATCCTCTCAGGTGAAAACTCCGCTATGATTATATGCAAAGCCTTGCGCCAGAAAGCCAACTCGCTTAACTTCTCGGCCTTCACCCATTTATTCAAAGGTGTAACAGCCGCGTTCTGTTGCATCGAAAGTTTAATCCCAGAATCCTGTGACCCAGACTGACCCCTTAACACCGGCTCAGTAGAGGCGGCGGCGAAGTCCATGTCCTCTCTTGCAGACTGACCCTCCTCAATAGCTTGTAAATCTACGTTGGGCGTAATATTAACATTGATAACATCTTCGTTCGGGCCGATTGCAAGGATAGTGCCCAACTGACTGTTGAGAATCTTCGAGTCAATCATAGCTGGGTCGAGATTCTTGATAGCTAGGGGGGCTTTGATCGCCTTATTATTAAACGTCGTTTTCTGCGCCCAAGCTATATTGATTCTCTTTTGGTGAGGAATAACCATCTCGACATAAGAGAAAGGTTGACCGCTTTTCTTCATCGCGGCGCACATCCCGACCAAAGGGGAGAAGGGGTATTTAGACACAGACTGCTTGAGCAATGTAGCGTTCTGCATATTCCCTGCTGAGGCTACGATGAACTGTTCCCACGTCTCGTTTACAGATACGCCTAAATCCTGCTCCAACTCCTGTGGCTTATAATCAACGGCCTCCTCTCTGACCTGCGGGACGGGCATTACGTTTCCATCAGGTAAAGGAATGAACTGAATCGAACCAATCTTACGGACGGGGATTCTTCGACGAAGCCAGAACTCGTATTTATCTACTTGGTCTTGGTAACTTAATGAAGGATCGCCGGAAGTAACCAAGGCACCGTAGTCCTGAACCAGAGAACCTGTCGTACTACCGCCTTTAATCTTCTCCCACTCGGAAGCTAAAACAGTCTTCATCCCCTTTAAGATTCCAGCCTTCTCAGGGTTGTCAGCCATAGCATCTTCCCACGACTGGACTGTTCTCCTCCACCACCACGAAATATCATCCAATTCTTTTGAGGCTGTCTTACTCCACCCACAATCTTCAACTGGGAAGTTTTCACACCACAACTCGCCAATTCCACCTCTTGCGGTAGGGTCATAGCCCAAGACCCTCAAGCCCATTCCGGTCTTGGCCATTGAATCAAAAGCCTCATCCCTGGGCTTCTGAAAATCCCCACAGTATTCAGCGTATTCAGCGCAAGCCTGCAAAAGAGAGGCCACCCTATCATCTCCTTGCTCTCTTTTGACGATCTTCATTGTGTTACCAGTGTTAGCCCTCACACCGTTGATATAGTCTAAACCTCTGTTGATCCTGTCTATGGCTAAAGTAGGAACGTCAGCTAGGGCTAGAAGCTGCATATCGGCCCCGTCCCACTGCCTTAGTTCGCAGAAATTGTAATTCTCCTTAACAATCTCGTTGTGGGCTAGCTTCCAGGGATTAGCCTTAGCCTCAACCAACTCAAAGAGCTTCTTAATTACATTCTGCTCCTCAGCTGTGGACTGAGAATTAACTACCTCAATATCTTTCTCAAAGACATCAGGCATAGTAGAGAGTATTCAATTTATGAGTTTCCATTACTTTCTTCTCGGTTTCCTCGTTTAAGACGATACCTTTCCAGTTCTTCAAAGGTTTCTCAAAATCGCTGGTTAGAGATACTACCTTGTTCCTTGCTACCTTCACAAAAGCGGAACGGACTATGACAAAAACAGCACCCCCCCAGTCCTCACATGAATATAGGAACGTCTTTATCTTGCTCTTCTTCATACTAATTTAGTAGTGATTAGTATTTGATTAGTATTCATCTAACCACCCATCCCACCAAAGCCTTGTTCTGATAATGTTTTTTCTGGATCGCTTGCCAGTCCGTCTCTCTTACCTTACCTCTTGTCCTGTAAGGATTTGGCAACTGCGTATCAACCCACGCATTAATAGCCCTGTCCATCACCCTATCATCAAAGCACTTCTCGCCTTTACCCTTACCCTGAGCCTCCATCTTGCCGTCGTTATTAACGAAGGTTAGACATTCTTTCCAGAAATCAGTGTCGTAGTCTCGGAAAGTCCCCTCAACGATCTGTTTAGACAACTCACCTATAATCATCCCCTTCATGTGCCTATTTGAAGTGTCGAAACCGATCTTGTCTGTACTCTGGGGATAACCCTTAGTAATGACTTCTTTGTGGTAAATTCTGGTGTAAATCTTTAACAACTCATTGATAACTACACCACCTGAATTTCCTTGTCTTTCGGGTGCTATCCAGGCTTTCTTGTACCAATACCCTAGTTTGGCTAGTTCCTCGGCAAACTCGAAGGGTTTAATGTGTGTATGAAGCGTACAGACAGTTAAAGGAACATCTTCATCGTGGTTGACAAACCTCTTTCTGACACTGGCTGAATCCCAGTCTCCCTGCTCTAGACCCTCAGCTACGTCGGCACTTATCGAATAAGCGTTCTCCCAGCCTTCCTCAGGTAACTCCCACACAAGATACAGCCCGTTCATGTTCTCTAAGAACTCAACAGACAACTGCTCTTTATTTACACAGGTTCCACTTTCATTAAAAATCGGGCGCACTTTCCATAAAAGGTCGCCAATCTTAAGAGGACTCTTGCAATCGCGCATCCGTTCTTCACACTTAAGTACGTCAAAGACCGGATTACCAGAGGTAAGGTAATTACAGTCCAAGTTCTCAAGTATGTCCTCACGACTCCTTCTCTCACACTCACGATCATACCACTCACTCCTGATCTTACCATACTGATCTATGTAACACCCAGAAGGGGCGGCCTCCTGATTCTCTGCTTTCTGAACAATATACCCGTCAATCCTGTCTGTTATCTTCGCATCCTCAACAGTCTTGAGATAATCCCTACCAGTATAAGCCTTCTTGGGATGTAAGAACCACTTCAACCTATGCTTTGACTTAATCTCCGAAGTCCTTGACAATTCAGCAAACTTGTTGCCTGCACCCTTGGGTGTGCCAAAAACAATCTTACACCTGGTAGCGTCCGAACATGACCTCCACGCTTCATTGGCCATGTCCCACGACTGGAATTCATCCAAAGCAATCGCCTTCTCACGACCACCTCTTGCAAAATCAGCATTTGTAGCTTCACCGATTAAAGCATTACTTAATGAGGGGGCGATAATCTTCATAAAAGTAGAGTGCTTACTGAGGTCAAACCCCTCCGGTAAGAGCCACTTCGGCAACTTAGAGAGTAAATACCGCATCTTCTCGAAGTGCGTACTCATGTCCCCCAAACGATCCACATACTCCTGCTTCCAACTACCGATTTTAAGCTGCTCACCCCTCTTAGTCAAGAACCTCCACACAAACACACCTATTACCATCCATGTGACACCCATATCCCTACTCTTATCACAAAAGAAGTCCTCACCTTCATCTATACACCGATTAAGCTCTAAAATGAAGTCGTCCTGATATTTATACGTCGTGAACGGTAAATCTTTATCTTTACTCTCCCTGGGATCATACGTCCAAAAGAACGTATTAAACGCAAATAACGGATTCTCCTCGAATATCCTCTTAACCGAAGCCCGGAACTTCATATCCTGAGCCTCTTTCATCAGCTTAATTCTGTACTTTACGTTATCTTCCCTGTTCTTTGGGTAATTCATACCTTCACGTACTCAGAATACAACCCAATCAACAGAGACATCGCCAAGATTCTTCCAGTCTCAAACATATCGGTCGGAGCTCCCGTAAATATCGTCAGCCCTATCCAAAATATCATCCCGGATTTCACAAAAACAGCAGCCCAGTTCATTTTCTTAGCTTGCTTATCAACAACACTATCAGGCAAATCGCGCATATTCCTATGAAAAACAACGGAATGTACAAAATTCCATCTATTGAGCCACCATCATTCACTTAGTACCACATACGCTACGATCATGCCAAATAACACGATAAATGGCATGGAGAGCATTATGAAACGAACACACTTCATTTACATGGGTACGGGTATGACTTCATGTTCCCCTAGCTAAAAAAATACATATAGTTGGCTTGGCGCTTAGTACCTTCATCTCGACGGGTGCCGGGTCGAATCCCCGCCTACCCCCCCCGTCCCGTTTTGCCCCGGCCCTTGTCCAGCCATGCTCGCAGCCATAGCTTGGGTGTGTGCGTGTGTGCTATGCACCATGTATGCACCGGCCATAGCCTAGTTCTTGCCTACCTGTACACGCACTATCCCCCGCCCCACCTGTGCATTATCCCGCACTTTTTGCACTACATACTCTATGACATGGGTGGGATTGTATAGATCGACACGCTGTTCATGTATCTCCTGGGCTACGCTATTCCTGCCCTGGTCGAAATACTTGGCTATTTCGCCTATTGTCAACACTTTGCGCTTGCGCATACAATAGCCATTATTCGAGCAGAGGATCGTATTAGACGAGGCTTGGCTGCGAACTCAGTACATTCGCTCATTCCGTGCACATTCGATGCCTTGCCCCGTTCCATATTATGTAAAGTTATAGTCAACTTTGCGCTCTGTTTTAGCCATATCCATACTTATGCACAAGTTATCCACACTGTATCGTTTCGTTACACTGTTATTGTTGTGTGGTATCATTCATTGATACTCTCTGCAATTAATGGCGTTTCATCCGTCTCAAGTGATCCCTGAGCGATTAATGGCACTAGTTCAGTGGCTTGTAACTCTTTCCTTGCGAATGTCTCAATTCCTGTACTTTCCAATTTCATGCGGCCTATAAACTCACGTTCAAGCTGATCCAGAGGCACGTTCTTAAGGTCTGGTAAGTTCTGAGTTACGTTTGCATTGACGTTTATTGTCTTTTCCACGTACATTCCATTAAACCGGGCTAAGTTCTCTAGACACCTGGCTCTTATTAGTTCGCTTGTAGATGTTTCGTATAGTACTGCAAACTCCTGTCTTACAACGTCTGCATTGTATATCTTGGTAAGCGGGACTCTGATTTTGTTTAATTGCTCTTGGACGGTAGGACGCTTAAGTAGCTTCTGGCTATTGGCCGCCGCTGCTCCATAGTTACTAGTCCCGAATGCTTCCATATATGACTTAACCGCGTTCTCGGTGGTAGCGTATAATCGGCAAAATATCAATGCTTTTGAGCTTAGGCGGCGGGGCTTCATTTAATGCTGATTTGAGTCTTTATTAAATTTTGTTAATGTTGAAGAATTGTCTTGACATTGGTGAAATCGTTTGCTATTATTAGGTGTAATTAACATTCACTTAACTAAATAGGAGAATCAAAATGACATCAGATAGAATCGAGACAATCGCAATAATCGGAGCGGCTTTAGTTATGGGTGCGTTCCTTTGGATTATACTTCACGCTATCTAATTCACTCTTTCACTAATAGGAGAAATGAGACAATGGAAAAGCAAGTTGAGATCATCCAATCAACACCAATTCGGCAATTAACTTGCTGCTGCTGCGGTCAATCTGCGCGAGGCCGTCAATGGTATAACCGCGATAAAGGTTATGGCCTTTGCTCAAAGTGTGCCGAATGGATCGGCAAAAGAGAGTCAGCAACCGAAATGTATTCAAATTATGGTATGCCCGGTTTTCATTACAACGTTCCCGCTTAATCCCTCGCTCCCTCACCTAGCCCGGCCTTCAAGCTGGGCTTTTTTATGCCCATTAATGCGCAATGGCTCAGTTATTGCTTGAATCAACCCACCTCAAGCTTAATACACTTGGGAATATAAGCAATCGAGGATTGGGAATCAAGTTAAATTTTAGTACAGTCAATTATTAAATTTTACTTAAATTGTATTTTCTTCTTGACATTGGCTGAAAGCCTTTGTATATTGATAAAAGTAAGACTAACTAACTGTTCAAATAAATAGGAGAAAGTGCCATGCCAATGCCAACGAAAAAAGAGTACCATGATAACGAAATGCGGAAGTATTTTCATAAGATTGAGGAACTGAACGCATCTCCGTTAAAGGATCGCCAAGAAGCGAGGGAAGAATTTTACAAAGCTATGAAAGATAGCCCACTTTGGGTAGCCGAGCAAATTGACTGGATGCTTAGCGGTACTTATGGCTATGCCGAACAGTATGCGGCTATGAATTTTTTCAAGGGCAAGCTGAATATCGCCGCCGGACTTACCCAAATGGTAGCTGAATTGAATTGGCAAAGTACGGCGGATTTCGCAAGAGACGCATGGAAGAAATTAACCGCAGACGAAAAACAAGCATTACAAGAGCACGTCGATGCTGTTATCAAAAGAACCCGCGAGGAATTGGTTGAAGAATACTTCGCCGGATATACGACAGCACTTGACGAAATTGAAAGAGGCGCACAATGAAAGAAGAGCCTGTCTACGCTTTCCCACGTCCAGAATGGACTACTCAACCCCATAGAACTGGCATGACCCTGCGTGACTATTTCGCCGGACAAGCGTTAAACGGTGTTATTGCCGATCCCACAGTCCAGGTTGACCCACAAACCGCAGCCAAAGCCTGTTATGAATACGCCGATGCCATGCTTACTGAAAGGGGGAAGGAATGATAAAACGCATCCAACGTAAGCGCACAAAGAATTGGAAAGCCCCCAGTGGGACTGTCTATGTTGGCAGACCTACAAGGTGGGGCAATCCATTTAAGGTTGATTCATATACTCCAAATCGCACAGAGTGTATTGAAACATTCCGAGACATGCTAATTACTAGACAACATGGGACACCGCTTTGGTTCGACGATTTCTACCTTGTGCCCCTGAAAAACAAAAAATACCTATCTTGTTGGTGCAAAATCGGCGAATTGTGCCATGCTGATATATGGATCAATTTTTTAAATGAACGTGCCAATAAAAGGGAAATAGAGCGGACTAAGTTCACCGCTTCCACGTCTTTCACCAATTGGTGAACAAATGAGCCTACCAAAATGCGGACTGTGTGGAAGTGAGGTCACAATTACCTACTCATCCGAATTCGGGAACTGGACTTCTCATAAAACACATAGAGAGTGTAATCTTGCCCTATGCTATCTGACCCCACCAGAATGGGTCAAACTGTTCCCCGATAACTCGCTGCTCGATAAAATAAGAGATGAACTTTGGAGAATACAGAGCCATTACGGAGAAATGGGCGAAACACCAATGCCAGAAATTGTAACCGACATTGAGAGCCTAATATACTTAATCCCTTAAAGGACGAACCAATGACAACTATTGTCGGAATAATGTTTGTAATCTTTTTTGTTTTTTTAGTGTGGCTATTTTTCTGGACAGAGCCAAAGCCATGAAACTCTTCCTCGCTCCATCCCGCCCCATGTCTTTGACCTTCCATGACATTAAATCCCTGGAATGGCAAGGGTTAGGCTGCTGGGTGCAAACTATGCAGTCAGGCTATTGGCTCAAAGTTGAGCAAGTAGTAAGCAGTAAACAAGTAAATTATACCGTATCAGTCAACTAATAGGAGAATTGAGTCATGGAAAAGATTGACATACTCCAAGAATGGGTTGAGCAAGGCAGAGCAATTTCGCTGTGTTTGAACGGCACAAAGATATTGAAGAACAAGGAACAGCGAGACCGCAATAACGGAAAAACTGCCTGTTATGATGAAATTCTACATTGGATTAAGCAAATAAAGACGGGCAACCCATGAAAACAATAGTCCGGCTATTCTTCGCGCTCTGCTTCATATACACGCTATACATGGGGATAAGCTACTTTAAGCCACAGGGTAAGATCAGCACAACTATTCCGAGGCCGTAAATGAAAACAGTAATCGCGCTTGCCAAATATCTTTTGAATCACCCAGACCCAAGGGTAGCTTTTTTCTCAATGTACTTTTTCTATTGTGCTTTGCCGATGGCGTGGATGCCCCTTATGTCTGACGAGGGATTCGGCACAACTCCAGGCGGTGCGCTGGGGGCGTATTTGATGATTCAATCGTTATTCTTTGGGGTGGTGTTTTTCTTCTTTATCCTGAACTTCAATTTGTTCGGGAAGTGGAACAAATCATCGCAAGAGAAAATTGACGAACTGAAGAAACTCAGAGAAGTGCTTAAACTAGATAAATTGGAGGACAAATGAAAACGTCAAACTGTTGCGGGGCTAACGTTTATGATGATTCAGATATTTGCTCACGCTGTAAAGAACATTGTGAGGCTCAATGTGAATGTCAGTATAACGAATATCACGATGGAATGACTTGTGAGTGTTCGGAGAAGTGTAACTTTTGCTATCCCGACAAAGTCCAGTGAAAACCTCTATTTTTTTCTTTCCTCCAAAGAGGGTAGTTAGTTGGTCTGTTCCTCTGACTTCAAATCAAGAGACAATTCACTCTCAAACGCTCTTGCTTTTAAAAAGAAAATTGATTTTTCTCTCAAGTGGGGGGTTAGAAATTTATGGCTGGCGAGTTTTCAGTTGCCAGTAACCGCTTATTGCGCCTTTATACGGGGGAATCAGCCCCGCCCAGATGGGAGCAGCCAATAAGAACGTCCGAGCCTTGATAACATTAAACTATTACAGGGACGCTACTTTAATGGGATGTCGTAGTAGGGGTAGTCTTTCTTGGGGAGTTGTCCTTTGTTGATCTTGATTTGTTCGGTTGTCGGTTCGCTAAAGACCTCCATCAGTTTAACGGAACTCTTTCCGAGTTGTCGAAACATCCCGAAAATTTCTCCCTGAAACGATGTGGTCTTTCTTTCCATATTCGGGAATATAATCAACTCCCGAAACGAAATCAAGTTAATATTTATTAAACTTTTACTAACATACTCTTTAACAATGAATTATTAAATTTTACTAATGAATACGATTTGTCTTGACTTTGGTCAAAACATTAGCGATATTCATATAAATCACAGTATAAACCAAAATAGGAGTCGCAATATGAAACAGTTCAGACAGGGCGATGTTTTAATCGAACGCATTGAAGCTTTGCCAGGGAATCTCAAAGATTACAAGCGTGACAATGGCCGAATCATTCTTGCCTACGGTGAGGTCACAGGCCATGCTCATGCTATCGACGAGGAAACAGCGAAGTCTTTTGTGAACGAAGCCGGGGAGTTATTCATCGAAGTTGATGAGCCAGCCGAGATCGTCCACGAAGAACACGCCACAATCCCGCTTCCTACGGGTGTGTATCGGATCACTCACCAAAGGGAATACACGCCCCAAGAGATTCGCCGCGTGGCAGACTGATGAAACGCATAGACAAATTAACACCCAAACAAATAGCCCAATTCCCCGCCTACGTTGAGAAGTGGGTGAAGATTGGGCTATCGACAGACAGAGCCGATTTTGATATGGCTGAAAAATCGGTGCGAGAAATATATAAACTATGTAAACTCAAACCGCCCAAAGTTATTTTGAGAATGGGTTCTCCGTTCTCGGCATCGTTGGGCGGGTTTCTGGCGGTGCATTTGTTGAATGAGATATTTAAGAAAAAGTCGCAAGTCCGGTCGCAAGTCCGGTCGCAAGTCGAGTCGCAAGTCGAGTCGCAAGTCTGGTCGCAAGTCTGGTCGCAAGTCGAGTCGCAAGTCGAGTCGCAAGTCCTGTCGCAAGTCGAGTCGCAAGTCCTGTCGCAAGTCGAGTCGCAAGTCTGGTCGCAAGTCTGGTCGCAAGTCGAGTCGCAAGTCCGGTCGCAAGTCGAGTCGCAAGTCCGGTCGCAAGTCGAGTCGCAAGTCCGGTCGCAAGTCCGGTCGCAAGTCGAGTCGCAAGTCCGGTCGCAAGTCCGGTCGCAAGTCTGGTCGCAAGTCTGGTCGCAAGTCTGGTCGCAAGTCGAGTCGCAAGTCCGGTCGCAAGATTCGGGCGTGGAAAATTACCGATCCGGTCAATTCTGGGCTTCATGGTTTGCATATATCTCTTTTTTGAGAGATTCTTGTTTATGGGAGAACGAGATATTGGAAAACTTTAAGCATGACGAGAATCTTGGACTTTCATGTGGATGGGTCTGGTGGCATGAGGATGTGTGCGTAATTTCGGATCGCCCCGCTTATATCGGTCGAGACTCACAGGGAAGGTTACATGGTGATAATCGCATGGCAATCGAATACCCGGATGGATGGGGATTCTATTCTGTTCACGGAGTTGTTGTGGATGAATATGTTGTGATGACCCCAGAGAAAATCACGGTTGACGATATTGAGAAGGAGTCAAACGCGGAGGTAAGACGGGTCAAGATCGACAAATATGGTCAGGACAGATTCCTGAAAGACTCTAACGCGACAATGATTCACAAGGATGAATTTGGGAAACTGTGGAGGAAAGAAGTGCCGAACGATGAAAACATCGTCATGGTCGAGGTATTAAACTCCACACCTGAACCTGACGGAGAATTTAAGACCTACTTTATCCGCGTTGATCCGAATATAACAACGGCTCACCAAGCAGTAAGTTGGACGTTTGGTAAAGAGCCGAAACAGTACTCACCCCAATTACAATCATAGGAGAACCCAATGAAAGCCAAAGTAATAAGGGAATACTCGGAAGTGTCTCAGGCCGTTAGACTGCGCCTGTACTTCGATGATCGTTACATAGCCTCGTTTGACGATACAGCGCTAGGCTTAGAACTCGCCAAGTGTGCCATAGAGCGTAAACGTAACGGGATTGAGCCAGAGGTGGTTTATGAGGCTGAGATATGATTATTCAATTTGTCGTTAGAAGCGGAAAGCCGTTTAAGCGCATGGATGCAGACGTTGTGGATGAAGGGCTAGTAGCGGCATGGCTACGGGTGGGACACGAAGGACACATCGTTATTGATGGTGCTGATACTTTCCAGCCAGTTCTTCTGCGAGACATTGACCTTCTCGCAACTGACTGGGAGGTGAAAACATGACCGACCCCCTCACCCACTGGGCGTATATCACGTTCAAAATCAGACAAGCCCAGAAGGAGGCTAAGGAGAAGGTCATGGACGCGGAAGGACTGAACAAGAAGTCCTTGGCTGACCTTGAACAGATGGCCTTTGTCCACATGTTGGGGGCTGAAACAGTTAATACTGAATATGGGGTAGTCCAGAAGCTATACAATGACAAGCCCATTACTTTCAGGCCAGTCAGGGCTACGAGAAGTGCAGATGGTGGATTGTCTTTGGCGCAAGCCAATACACGAAGGTTGAATTTAGCGATAAAGGAAAAGGAATGACTTCTCCCAACCACGATCACGGGCTATATCTGGATTACTCCTATTATTTGGGTATAGCCTTGGTTGGGTTATGACCTACTGCTCCCAATGCCACCGTGACCGCCCAGACAATCAATTTGAGTATGCCAAGCCAGTCCCGATTCTGGGTGCGCTTAGGACTGTGTGCGATAATTGCTACTTTTCGTGGCACTGTGTCGAGTGTGACAAGATCATACCATTCCAGGACGATGAGATATACACTTGTGAGTGTGGGACAGTCCTGGGGTGGGATTGGAAAGATGGGACGTATATCAGGGCTGAGAGCGAAAGTGAGTTTATGGACAAATTTTACAAGGTGAAGCCATGAAGATCACTCAAGAGATGTGGGCGGTGGGGTGGGCGGATTTTGAGGGGCTTAGTTTCCCAAGTCCCATGAGAACCGGAGCGTGGATCGTATGCGCCAATGAAACCATAGCGGAAAGCAAGAGGGTGTTTCCAAAACAAAAGATTCAGCGTGTCCTCGTCACGATCACCCCCATCACCAAGAAGAAAGGGAAGAAATGAAAACATTCTTACTTATATTTGTACTCGGTATTTGCGGGTGTTACAAGTGCGAAGAAACGGTGAAGGAAAGCTGGGTTATGAAACATTGTGTTGTCGGTAAGCCCATACCAGTTGGGTTTCCCAGGACGCTGATCGAAAAGAACGCTGTTTATGCAAAGTGGTTTGTGGACGGGGGAGATTCTCAAGCGTGGGTTACCTGTAATGCAGATACTATTGTTTCTGTATGGGTGAAGCCATGACAATCCAAGAAGCAATCAAGAGTGGGAAGCCGTTCAAGCGTCCAGAATTTATATGGTGGGTTCATGCTCAGGGCTCACTGTTGAATATGTTCAATGAGGTGCGCGAAGATTTCATACGGTTCTATGCTACGACACAAGACATCCTCGCTGACGATTGGGAGGTGAAGCCATGACCGAACTCAAGCCGCTACTGCCGTGCCCGTTTTGTGGAAGTCCAGCTAAAACAGTTGGCGATGCCTCAGATTCGGTTATTGTATGCTCGAACATAAAATGCGTTATCGCCGAAAATTGGTTCCGATTTGACCAGTGGAACACCCGCGCCCCCGACCCCTTGCTTGAGAAGGTGAAGTATAATCTTGACAGGATAATGATGAAAACAAATGACCCGTGGGCGCACGCTGTTGCAAAAGATACGCTCTCCCTTTTCCCGCCCAAACCGGAGTCCGTGAGTCCCCCGAATCGTAAACAGGAGAAAGTATGAACAATAGATTCATCGTAATACTCATAGTGTTTTTCATCTTTATGACATTGATGGTGTTCTTGGCTGACGATGATTCCCACTTTAACGCAAGAGGTGGAAACCCAGCTATTCCAGCCGACACTTTCGATTACGCCACAGGAAAGGTTAAAAAGGGACGGTGGAAGAATCCGGCTGATTCGATAAACTTTTATCAGGGGGTTGTGAGAT